TATGAATATAATGCACCAACACAGGTGGGTGATTGTGGTTCAATAATTGGTTTGTATAATCAACGTATTGAACGTAAATTGATAGGTATGCATATTGCTGGAACGAAACAAGAATATGGTTTTGCATGTCCATTAACACAAGAAATAATTCAGGATGCTATACAACAATTGATTAAGAGTGATATTAAAAAAATATTAGTGCTCAGGTTTATTTTGAAACACCTATTGGAGTAAATACTACAATCGAATCGGATGTTCCAGAGGGATTATTTTGTCCTTTGGGTAAATCTAATAAAATGGTAGGACAGGCGGTTAAAACAGCAATATTGCCATCTTGTATTTCTGGTAAATTATCTGAGCCATTTATGAAACCGGCTTTATTAAAACCAACAAAAATTAATGGTGTGTTACATAACCCATTGTTGGGGGGATTAAAGAAATGTGGAGTAGAAACGGCTGTTTTGTTGGAGGAAGAAGTAACTTCTGCAGCACAAGATGTTGCACAGGTCACACTTAATCAATATAATACATTATTGGATATTGGAAAATACCAGCGGATTTTGACTTATGAAGAGGCTATATGTGGTACTGGTGATGATGATTTTATGTGTGCTATTAATCGAACGACTTCGCCTGGTTTCCCTTATTCATTAGAAAATAAGGGTACGCCTGGTAAGACTCGTTGGATGGGTAGTGGTATGGAATTTGATTTTACTAGTTCAAGTGCATTACAACTTCGTAAAGATGTGGATGAATTATTGGAAAATTGTCGCTTGGGTAAAATTACTGGTGTATTATTTATTGATACATTGAAGGATGAACGACGTGAGATAGCAAAGGTGGATGTGGGTAAAACTCGTGTATTTTCCGCTGGTCCGCAACATTTCGTTGTGGCTTTTAGAAAATACTTTTTACCGTTTTCGGCTTGGTTGATGCACAATCGTATTGATAATGAGGTTGCAGTGGGTACTAATCCTTATTCTTTGGATTGGGAACGTATTACAAAAAAATTAAAATCAAAGGGTAAACATGTTGTTGCAGGTGATTTTGGAAATTTCGATGGAT